AATACACTTATAGTATTTATATCTACGTTATCATGAAAATGTACATTTATATTCGTTTTATTTAAATCTAATGTGTAAAACCCTAATCCACACTGACTTCTAATAGAAAGAATATTGCTATATAGTTGTGAAGGATTCTTTGATGAAATTCTCCAAGCATTTACTTTTTGTGACATTCTTTCTATTTTTATCATAAATAGATTATACGTAATTTTAATTGTTTAGGGTGTTTTTAGTTGCTTTAAGTAATTATAAACCTCTTGAGAAGAGCCAGAGAATTCTCCATATTTTTCTGCGCGTTTTTGCATTACTTTCCAACGCTTATAAGTACTTTTGGTTATCTTTCCTCCTCTATCTTTTAACTGCTTCTTAACTTGAAGAAAATCTCCCAATATAGTTACAAAATGAATATTAAATTCATGTGAATGTCTTCTTATAAAAGTAGAAGTTTTTATGTTTAAATCATATAGTGCTATCTTATCTTTAACAGTTGACCTTAACAAATCTAAATGTGTTTTTTTACGATTCTCATCATAAGAAACGTAGTTAAATTTACCTGTAAGTTGATTACAAACCCATGATTTACCTGATCCAGCTATACCAGAAACAATATAAATAGTTGGTTGTGATGGATTTGGATTATCTCTTTTGAGAAAAAAGTCTTCATCTAATTCTTTAGATGTTTTTTTAAGTAATATATCTTTAAGGTCTTCTTTTTTTAACATTTTCCATTTTATATGAGGATATTCTTGTTTAAATTCATTATATTTTTCTTCTTGTTTTGGACTTAAATATCCTTTAATCTCTATATATTCATTAGTTTTAGGAAGATAGAAGTCTGGTATATAAGATTTTCCATTTTTTAATTTAAAAACTTTATTTTCATAGAAAAAATCTATATTTTGATTTGTCAAATAATTAATATAATCTCTTTCCCAAGATGATCTAACAGTAACAACTCCTTGATTTGGAGTTTTACACTTACATAAAATACCATTACTGTGCGAAGATCTTACATTATTTATTATTTGTTGAGATGCCGTAGCAGACATTTTAGCTTTAGTTTTTTGTGTATTTTTTCTACCTATATTTACTTCGTTACAATTTTTTATTAATATATTATTACTCTTTAATACTTTGAGCACTGCAGATCTAGTAGTATTTAACTCTTTATAAATAGATCGCATGGATCTTTTTTTATTTACATATTCATCAATTATATATTTTTCTTTACCAGCAGCATTAATATGTAATTTTCTATTTTCTTTACCCGCTGCTGTTCTATTATTACGAGCTTCTTTTAAGTTTCTAATAGGTATATTTGCAGCTAATAAAGCCTTTTTTACAGTACGACGACAAGATACTCCCGCTGCTTTTGCTACATCTCTAAGAGACATTTTATTTTTAATGTATTTTTCATATAACCAATCTTTATCTTTCCATTTGTTATTTGTCATAACAATATTATACTTAATTGTATTTTATATGGTGATTGTTATTTAGAAAATTGATACAAAAAAGCCCAACAAAAGTTGGGCTATTTTATTTGTAATTTCAATAATTTAGATTATTTACCTAAATTTCTAAACAAGCAATTGAAACGAGGTGCATATACGAATAACGCGCCATAAAGTACGACGGCAAATTCTAATGCTGTGCTCACAATAGCAAAGTTTATTTTAGAAAGTGGACTTAATTGTTTAAATCTCATAACTTCAGAACTCATATCTAAAAGGAATGCTTCACCAAGACCAGCACCTTTAGCACCAGAGTCAGTAATATCTCCTGAAGATTTGTAATTTCCGATAAATTGTTCTGAACCAGCAGCAGCACCAGTTACCTTACGATAAACTTTATAGTACTTAGCTCCAGCAACTGCACCGATAGAAAACTGAGCAGAACCGTTAACTTGTACAACAGCAGTTTGAACATTAGAGATTGAACCTTCACCATGATCATTAACAGCTGTAACTTTATAGTCAAAACTATCACCAGCAATTAAAGAACCAACTGGGTTAGTTGCAGCTGTAACAGCAGCAATTACTGATGCTACTGGAGCTCCTGTAATACCGATAGCTCTTGCACGTCCACGTGGTCTTAAGAAAAGGTTTGGTTTAAATTCAATGTTACCAGCAGATGTAACCATTTTGTTTACATCATAACCAACAGATTGTGATCCCATACCAGGAGCACTTCTAAATTGTGGGTAAAATTGTTTAACGAAAGAACTTAGAGCAAGTGGCTCAATATGTAGTTCAGATGGAGAACCGAAGTTTTCCAAAGCGATTACAGCAAGATCTTCTAGGTCGTCTTGAGAAAGAACAGCACCGGCAAGGTCTTTACCAATCGAACGAACTGCACCGTATCCTTCGAATTCTTTTGATTTTTGTTGGCTATCATCGTCACCTTTCAACAATTGTTGTAAAAGTCCGTTCATAGCGATTGAGTTTGCAGGAAGATCTGAAAGAGCTCCGTTTTGCGCCCCTGTAGCTGCGTTACTGAAGTGAGCATGTGCCCAATACATTTCACGTTCTACATTTTTAAGAAGGTGCATTGTTCCTTCTTTTGCTTGTTGAGCTACGATGTCACCAACAGTAGTTCTTACAAGTGTCATTTGATGCGATACTTTTCTACGAGTACCAAAGAATACGATTCTTTGACCGTCTCTGATATATGTAGAATCTTCTTCTCTCGGTGCTCCACCTTCTCCAATATATGGTGAAGAATCAGAACCATAACCGATTAAACGATTATATTGTTCGAAAAGATTATAAGCTTTGTCCACACTAACAGCAGGCCAAAACTTCAAGTTTTTCATATCAAAAGTAATACTCTTAAGAGTACTTTCTAATGACTCAGCTTGAAGGACACCACCATAAGTTAGGTCCGTAGGTTTACCAGCACCACCGTATCCAGCAGTAATGGCTTTGTTAAGAGCTTCTACTTCTTGAGGAGAAACAATCCCCTGCTCAAGCCCTTGATTGATTTGATCAACAGTTTCGTTTACGTTCATTTTTTATTCTCCTTAAGATTATTTCAGCCCGTATTTGGTTGCAATTTCGTTAGCGGCAGTTTCACTACCAGTTTCTACTCTAAATATATCAGTTGAATCTACTTCTTCGCCAGATTTTTTAAGTTCAAATAACTTATTAGCGATTTCAGATTTATTCATTGGTTCTACTTCTTGAGCAGATTTATGTAATGGTGTAACTCCAGCAGGAACACTTTTTCTTCCAACTGGTGCATTAGCAAGAGCTTCAATCGCAGCAGCCATCTTAGAAAGTTTATCCTCTAAAAATCCCATTTTATTATCAACATAAGATTTAATTAATGTTTCAGATTCATCAAGAGACTTTTTCACAAAAGCTTCTTTTTTGTCATCTTTATCATTATCATCTTCGTCTTCATCTTTATCTTCTTTTTTAGATACACAACATGATTTTTGCTTAAATTTACCAGCATCAGCATCGGCTTTTTCATTTTCACCTTTATCCATATCGTCATCATCATCGTCATCATCGTCGTCGTCGTCATCTGATTTTTTAGATTCTAGACTTCCGTTCTTACCTTTACCAGCAAGTCCTTCATCTTCACCTAACTTAATCTCAGAAGCAGCGAACTTAGATTTTTTTATCTCTTCAATCTCTTCGAGGGTTTCATCGATTAGAGATGTAAGTGATTTTACCATTTCTTCATTAGTGAATTCCATAGTTTTCTCCTTATTAACTCTAATTAATTATTGTCCCATTCCTAACATATCAACATGTCCTTCAACTTCACCAAGAGGCATTACGATATTGTTGGCATGACCAGCAGCAATTCTAAAAACTCTCATATGAATTAAAGTAGTTGGATTGATTGAAAAATTAAGTTTACCTGGGTTAGCAACGCCAATTCCTAAAAAAGGATTTATTGCGTCATCGATACCACCCATTGGTTTATCGATACTAGCAGCAAGATAAGTAATTGTAATACCACCAGCAACTAAAGTGTCAGCATTTGTTCTTGATACGACAAGTCCTACTTGTTCGCAATTTCTTTGGATTTTATCCAAAATTTGTACATCATTAGCCATTTGTTTTCTCCTTACGGTTATTAATAACGTTATTTTCGTATTTCAGCTTATACTATATCAGATGGTTAGGCTTAAAATTATTTGATTATATTTCAATAATATAGTTAAATATAATTCATCTTGGATTTGTTTTTAACTCCCCAACTGAGGTTCTCTTCTGCCCACATTGGTTGTAAATTACTATAATTACATGCTTTTAATAACTCTTCTCTATTCATTAAATCAAAATTAGCTAGTGCCTTAATATGATCTATATGCCATTTTCCATAGTTCTCCCAAGTCATTCCTTCTTGAAATAAGTTTTCTAAGTGAATTTTTAGCTCTTCTATAGTGCAACCTAAATCATTTACTGCTGAACCAGTTTTTTGTTTATTCTTAATAGCATGCCACAATCTAGTTCTTAGTTTGTTACTAATTTTAAAATTTACATCACATGCTTCTCTTTTTGCTTTATAATCGCGATGCCACTTTTTGCAGTGTTCAATGTTTTCTTGTTTCCATTTAGCATTTGTAGCAAGTTTTTTATCTTTATTTTTAGAATACCATTGTTTATCTGATTTTCTTGCTATTTCTTTATATTTTAAAGACTTACGTAACTTTTGAATTTCTGGTTTATTTTGATATTTTTTATTTGTTTGATTTTTACGTAATCGCCTACAATCATTAGAGCACACTTTTGCTCTACCGTGACCCTCAAATTCTTTGTCACATATTACACATTTTTTCATACTTGAATATTATATATGATTTTGTAACTTATTTAGTGAAAAGTTTTTTTTACACTTTCGACANTTTACTTGATGCTTCATGTAAACNTGTTCNTGTCCACAATCATTGCAGGAGATATANGAGAATCCNTCTGTTGTTATNTCAGACTTTTTTGTTCTTCCATCATCTAAGCTTTCTGACTGAATGACACTGCCACCAGTCATGGCTCCGGGAGCACCGGCTCCGCCATATCCAGCAGTTAGGGCTTTCTTTAGCCCATCTTTAAGTTTCTTTCTTCTTCTATAGTATTTTAACTTAGCATTGGGCTCTATCTGATTATATTCCTTAATGGGTCCAATTTTCATCCCAGGATCTTCTACTTTTTTATTATGAGCTATTCTTTTCTCTTCTAACTCTTTAGCTTGTTCTTGCTTTGTTTGTTGTTTTGGTACTTCTTTTTTAGGAGTAGATAGTTGTGCACCTGTAGTTAAGGCACCAAGTATTACTAAATTCTTTGCTGTTCTAGCTATATCTCCTTTTTCCATATCATCAGCTTTTTCCATATGTGTTCTAATCTTGTCGACAACAGCTTTAGCTTTCTCATGACCATGAGTACTTTTAATTTGACTATAAATATTTTTTAAATGAATTGGATTTTCAGATGCTTTCTTGGCATGTTGTCTTAATATAAGATCATTAGGTTGTGTCATTGGATTTGCTCTATTAATTGTCCCTGTTCCTACTGGTTTTATTGCTTGTCTTGGATCTCTTATTTTAGATCTATTACTTTCTGCTGTTATTCCACTTATTTTATTTTGAAAATTTTGTTGTCTATTTAGTTGTCTTGCTTGTTTATTTGCACTAAAAGATTTACCATTTTCATTTATAGCTTTAACTAACTCATTGATTTTACTGATATTATCTGCAACTTTATGAAAAACTGCATTCTTCATTATTTTCTCAGGAGTAGACTCTTTGACTTCAATATCTATACCTAATGATTTAGCTAACTCTTGTATTTTCAATATATTATCATGGATGGTATTTGCAGAAGCGTGACGTTCTATGTGTCTAAATGACGGTATATTTGTCTCAGCTAAATGCATAACTGATTTAATAAGCTGCTTATCTGCTTCCCAATCTGTATTAGATTTATCTAAACTCAATGGTTCTACTAGTGTAGCATTATTTGCAGGGGTCATAGTTATTGCTACTGAGTGAATTTTAGTACGGGCTAATCTACCAGTATCTTTTATTCCTCTTGCTATAACTCCACCTTCTACACTAGCCTTAACTTTTAAAGGACAGTCTTCTCTGTGGATATTTCTTATTATAGCCGCAGCCGCTTTAGCATTAGGATGATCTTCATTATTATGTAGGTAACCTTTAGCATAAATATATGGTGCTTTTATTTTGTTCCAATAGTGTTCATGGCGCTCATTTTCACAATCTTCTTTTTTGAATATTTTTTTAGATTCTGTGACTATACCTAAAGAATTGAAGAATCCCTTTCCATGATTATCATTCAGTCTTTTTAATTCACTTATATCAGCACCCTCTATACTTAAGGTTTCACCTTGAGTGTCCATAAGCTCTGATCCAGCACACATATCTATATATAGTCTTTTATTTTTTTTACCCATANACTTATTATACTATATTTTAAGGTTGTGTAAAAATGTTAATACTTCATCGTAATTTCCGCTAAATATGGAATAATTATCCCTTAATGACAGCATTCTATTATATCTTTTTTCTATAAAATTACTATTAATTTTACCATTTCTGTTCAACAGTCGTGTCTTTATTATATTAGGTGGCTCTATTAGCATGATTAAACTAACATCATATTTCTTATTCATGTATCTACTGTATAAAGTTGATATATTAGTAGGTATATCTAATAAAATAGGCTTATCATTATAATAGTTATTGGAGATAAAGCTGTCTAAATTTTTAATATTAGTATTATCATAACTAAGGATAGTGAATTTGTCAACCAACTCCTTACACATAGTTGTCTTACCTGAGCCAAATTGCCCACCTAACATGTATAACCTTCTAGGCCTATAATCACCTTCATATTTATTGTTTTTATCAATATTTTGCCAAGCCCACATAGGCTGTAGGTTGCTTAATGCCCAACATTCTTTAAACTCAGTATCATCAATACTACTGTATGAGAACCAACTATCTGGCTTAATATGATCTATGTGCCACTTTCCATAGTTATCCCAAGACATACCTTCTTCAAATAAGTTTTCTAAGTGTTCTTTGAGTTCATCGGGCTTATAACCTAATTTTTCATATGATATATTATCTTGCTCCTCGACATTAATTTTAAGAATATTCTTATTAAGCTTATTCATTATGTAGTTTCTTATTTTAAACTGTTCACCTTTAGTAGGGAATCCTTCGAACTTATCTCTAGATATTCCCTTTTTATCACATATCTTCGCTATCCTAGCTTCCAACAATGCTTCTTTATGTTCTTCAGTGAAGTTTACACCCTTTTTAGCTTTAGAGATTTTGTTGCCCCAAGTAATTTTTCTACCTGGCTTACAAGTATTAAATACTCCAGC